GCTTTTATCCTGGTATCCCAGGTCTCCTGTCTGGCACTGCCTGCGGCAAACCCCTTTTTGAAGCCCTGCTGAGAAAATTCTTCGGCTGAAGGTAAGCTAGTCGTCTGCTTGGTTGCCTGCTCCTTCCAGTACGAGGCTGGCGGCTCATATCCTTTGTCATGTCCAGCATACGGATTGCCCTTTATATGTGTCATTTAAGTACCTCTCAGCATCTTGACGGTCTCTTCCACCCCATTCTCCTGGATGAAGGCTTCCTTCTCCTGGGGAGTGAGCTTCTGGAACTGGGACGCTGCGCTGGCCCGGTCACGGACACGGCGCTGCATGAAGGGTATGGGCCGTGACTTGTCGGCCTTCTTACGCATGTTGTCGAGCTCGTCCTTCATCGCCATGACAGCCTGGGTGAACTCATTCGTATTAGGCAAGGTTAGCTCCTGTGCGGCCAGGGGAGGCCGTGTTGGGTGTCAGTCCCTGGCGTAGTTGGTCTACCGCCGCCGGGGCCCCTCCCGTCTGTCCCATGGACTGGTCCAGGGGCATACCGTCCGGGCCGAGCATGGAGCCGCCGCCTCCTCCCATGGGGCCACCGCCGCCGCCTCCACCGCCTCCCTGGGCCATGCCTATGGCACGTTCTACGAGAGCTTCGATGCCCTCTTCTCGGGCAACCTCCATCGCCATGGCCTGATGGACTAGGGGGTTCTTGCGTACCCAGTCCATGAGCAGGCGCTTGCGCTCCCCGGAGGCGTCCTCCAGATGGGCGTCGGATGACCAGTAGGTCTCGGCAGACTTGAGACCGGCGGCTACCTCCTGCATCCCTAGTTGGCGCTGCTGGAGCTGTAGGACGGGGTCTACAAGGTCGAAGGAAACGTGGATCGTGTAGTCGGACTCTATATAGGAAGGACGGAGTATCTTGCCCCGGACGGTGAGGTCCAGGTCGAGCAGGTCGGTGAGTTGCAGTATCTGGGATGCCGCCACGGTGGCGAGGTGCTCAAGTTGGCGGGAGACTCCCACGAACTTGCGGCCCGCCGCTGTGGAGAGGATGGCCTGTTGGCCCACGGTGGAGACGCCCTGTTCCCGGACGCCTGATAGAGCACGGGAGAAGGTGCCTTCCTCGATGTCACGGGCCAGCCATTCCTCGGTCTGGAACATCCAGCGGGGCAGTTGGGGTATCTCCATGCGCCAGACGGAGCTCCGGTCAGGGACCTCCAGGATGTCGCCCTGGTCGAGCTGGTCACGGAGCTCTTCGGCCCCCATGTTGGTGCCGATGGGGTTGAAGGTGGCGTCCATGAGGGCGTTGTGGCGTCCGGAGACCGCCTGGGCCTGGGCACGGATGTCACCCATGACGGAATCAAGGATGCCGATGGCCAGGTTGGCCGGGTCTATGCGATCAGAGTTGGTGGGCTCCTGTCCGAAGCCTGCGTAGGCGTGGGAGTAGGGCACGAAGCCCCAGGTGTTCTTCTCGGTGAACAGGAGGCGCTTGTTGGTGTGGTACTCACGGCCAGTGCTGGCGACGTAGCCCGAGACGGCCATGGCATGCCAGCATTCGGTCCAGTACTCGTCTACGAGGATGAGCTCGAAGGGGCGGTTGTTGCGTACCTCCCACAGGTCCACGGGGCGTCCACGCTTCTGGCGGGCCAGGGTGAGCTCATAGAGGTCTTGCGAGAAGCGGCGGGCATGGCGTATGGCTATGCGGGGGCGCTTCTCCCAGGGGTCCAGTAAGATGCGGGCCGGGTGGGGCGCACGGGTGCGGAAGGGCATGGCCGTCTTCCGGTAGTGCTCGAAAAGGCGCATGTTGGCCCGGAAGTCCTCCTCGGAGTCCCCGTTGCGGGAGGGCTCGTCGGCACGGCGCTGGAGCACGTTGGAGTCCAGGCCCAGTTCGTGGACGGCGTAGCCCAGGTGGACGAGGTTCTTGCCCTCCTGCTTCCATGTAAGGGCCGGTTCGAGCAGGGAGGCCTCGTCCAGGATGGCCTTGATGCCCTCCTCCACCCGGTCTGCGTTGGAGCGGGACTCCTCGGACTGGCGCACAGGGAAGCGGTGGGGCGTGGGCTCGGAGGCCAGTTGGTGGTCCACGGCGCTGTCAACGACGGATGTGGGGCGGGCCGGTTTGAGCCAGCCTGGGCGGTTGTGGGCCTCGGAGCCGTCCCAGATCGAGTATGTGCGGAAGTAGTACGAGTCGTACTGCTCCCACTTGCGGTGGGCGGCGGTCCACACCTCCTTGAGATGGGAACGGTACATGTCTATGGAATTGGCGTCGGGCTCGTCTTCAAATCCTTTAAAAGGCATCTCTTAACTCCAACGGGACCAGCTACGGCGTCGGCGCTGGGTGGGATCACGGCGTCGGCCCCGTTCTGAGGCTGAGGGTCGGGCGAACTGGCGCATCTGCCAGGCTATGCCCACGGCCATGGGATAGTCGTCATGCGCTCCCTGCTGGGCCTCGATGCGGCCCCGCTTTTCCGGATTACGGATAACGTTGAAGAACTGGGAAAGGCCTTCCATATTAGGAACGGTGATGGACCGGGAGTGGATGGCCTCTATGAGGTCTCCCCAGAGTATGTAGCGGGAGCCCCCTGACATACCGGCGGTGTCGTAGGTGTGCCAGCCTGGGTGGTCGGCGTCCCGGTGATATAGGCGTCGGTATCGGAGCTCCTGGGCCATGGTGATGGTCAGGATGCCCCAGTCGTTGTCCTCGATGGCCCATATGGGGGCGTCGTATCGGTTGAGCAGGTCCACGGAGGCCACGGAGAGCTCGGTGGGGTTGAGGACCTGGGAGCAGATGTCGGCGGCGATGTAGCCTGTGACGGTGTCCAGTATGACCGTGACGGCGAAGTCCCTGCCAGTGCCGTGGGACGTGTCGGTGCCAGCGGCATAGCGCTTGCCGGGTTGGAAGGGCTGGTAGATGTTGGCCTGTACGCCGTTGCCCAGGGTTATGCGCTCCACGGGCTCACGGGTGTCCTGGCGCATGAGCGTGAGTACGTCCAGATCGAAGGCCGCTAAGGCACGGGCGGGGGCAAAGGCCTCCTCCTCCGTCTCGGGGTGCTCCTTCTGGAAGAGCGCCTGGTCGGGATACTGGGCCTTGCGCTCGTCGTACCACGCCTGGTCCCTGTGGGGCCGGGAGCGCCAGCCGAAGAACAGGCGATGGAAGCCGTTGACCGGCGAGTTCTGGTAGAGCTGCTGGAATAGGGACGCCATGTGGTACGGGTTGACGGTGGAGGTCATTATGAGCTGGCCGTCGTTGTCGTCCAGGCCAGGCTTGACGGAGTTGTAGCAGGCGTCCAGATATTCGTGAAAGTCGGCCTCGTCGATGACTACCAGGGTGGGGTTGAGTCCCCGTCCGGCGGCTTCGGTGGAGGGCATGGTGATGATGCGGGAGCCCGAGGCGAAGGTCATCTGTTCCCGGTTGTCGGGCTGGGCCAGGGGCTTCTGGAGCTCGGGCGGGAGCGATTCGTAGGTGGCACGGGACTTGGCGAGGAACTCCCAGGCGTCCCGCTCACCCTTGGAGAAGACCAGGGCGAGGGCGTTGGGCGTGTAGGAAGCGTGATGTAGGACGTAGGCCGAGAGGATGGTGGTGATGCCGATCTGCCGGGATTTGGCCCAGATGATCATGCGGCTGTCGGCCATGGTCGTGATGGCGTTGTCGAGATGCGGCCATACGTCCATGGGCACCATACCCGTGCCAGGCTCGATGATCTGAATGTATGGCAAAAATTTCTGGAAGCTGCGCCTTGCCATCTCGAATCTGGCCAGGGTGCCCGCCTGTTGGATCTCCTGTGTTGTGGGAGTGGTCATGTGTGCCTATCTTGAGACTAGTGAAAATAATTTTGGGTTTCTGTCGCTGATGCCCCAACCACACGGAGGAATCCCCCCCGGCCTATGGTACCAGCCTGGGTGGGGTGTCCCGGCGAAATGGCGCTGGTGGCCAGGCTCACAGGCTCACAGGCTCGGCGCTGGCGTCGATAATGTGGCCAGACGGCAGCGCTGGCTGTGCCTGGCCAGGCTCGGCGCTAGTGGCCAGCGCTTCGGAGTGCCTGGCCAGCGCTTCCAATTGTTCCATTGACAGCCTGGTGTAGTGCTCCACGCCTACGCTGCCGCTATGCTCCACCCGGTCCACCAGTAGGCCACAGGCTCGGCCAATAAGCTCTAGAGCCCGTATGCTGGCGCTGTGCTGGCCAGCCTGGCTAGCTGCCTGGCTACGTTGCCAGAGCGTGCCCACGAACCTAGCGCGATCCCAGCTTGAGGCGCTGGCTGTATCTGCCTTTAACTCTTGCACTCTGGCCATGATGTGGCTTGAGTGCAAGAGCCTGCCTGCCCGAGGCGTTATGCTGGCTGGCTTAGTTGATACTGGCTTGTAGGCTTCAATGTAGGCCTCGGTATTGTTAAGCTGGCCAGCAGCTACCAGGGAACAAAATGTCTCTTGCTTGGCTGTCAACATAGCTTGGAAGCTATCACAGCCAGCCAGGCTTTGGATACGCTAAGTGTGCTTCC